GGCTTATTCCTTTCCTCCTGAAGATCGGTGACATGGCCGTGAAGGTCACAAGATCTAAAAAGGATGATAAGGCATGGGCAAAGGTTAAAAAGGTCTTAGAAGGGCTTTAATGCCTAAAAAGGGCAAACAGCTTGAAGACTTTAGTGGTGGCGTAAATACTTATGCTGATCCTCAGAATATTGCTGATAACGAATTAGCTCACTGCTCAGGATTTAAATCTGAACTAGGAGAGATTGTTGTTCTTGGTGATATGAAGGCAGCTTATTCGCCATCAGCAGCTAATGGAAATACTATTATAGAACCTGGGTATGGACTATTTACATTTTCACATGATTATACTGCTGCTGGTGCGTTAGGTGCAACTGATTATCTTGTAGTGCAGGGTACTTCTTCACATTTAATTCTTATCTATACATCGGCAGGATGGGTATCTGCAATAGATATGGGTACTTCTTCATCAGATGAGGCGCTAAATGGTACTACAAGGCCATTAAATCCTTGTTTTTTCTTTGTAGATGGTGCACTTAGGGTCTCTCCAGGCAATTTTGCAGCATTTGATACTGGTGCAAATACTAATGGTGCTGAGACAGTAGCTCCTGGCTATTCAGAACTTATGGGGTGGATAGGAGGAATTCAGGCTGATAGTGCTAAGGCTGATGCTGGAGATATAATAGTTATAAATGGAGTTGAATATCTTGTTATAGTACAAGACCTTGGAGGAGGCGCTATAATTCATATTTGTGTTAGACATACAACGGGTTTTTTCCCATCTTTAGCAGTTACAGGACAGGATATACATGTTATGCCTGATGCAAAATGGCGTGGTATTGTTAATAGGAGGTTATTTTCAAAGGTAACTACAGCAGGAACATTTATTGAATGGTATACATGTCCTATGACTCCAAAGCCACCTGCATATAATTTTGAGAGTATTGATGATGCGGTATTTGTAGAAGTGCCATTCCTAGCAGATTTTCATGTAGGTGATCTTCTTTCTGCAGGTACTGGATATACAAGTGGTGTAGTGGCTATAGGAACTAAGAATGATAATGCAAATACTGATGGGGTATGGGATACAACTGTCAGATTTTGGATATCAGCATTATATGATGATGCGAGACAAGAATCTCAGCCGTTTTGTGATACCACTACAGAAACTATTGCATCTGGCGCGGAATTAGGAGTGGTAGTTAATGTGCAATATTCACATGATGGTACTCCAGCATATTGCTTAAATAAACGTGTTGTTGGGGCAAGACTTTATTATGAAGATACAGTAAATGAATTAGGTACTTTGTATCAGTTATTAGATATAGATTTTGAAAAAGGATGTAAAAAAGCAGAGTCTGAATCTTATACTCCTTGGGTACAAAGAACTGCAGACCAAGAGGCTATTTGCCCAACAACAACTGGAGCAACAGTAGCTGACAGGCAGGGTGGAGATGCATTTACATGGGCAGTCCCTCCCAAGGCAGCCACATATGAGATAAATACGGGGTATAGCGCAATTACTAATATACATGCTAGGTTCAAAACTGCAGTAGTAGCAAATAGAAGGACTTATGTTGGCAATGTGTATGAAGGAGGACAAGCATATGGAGATAGAATTCTTTATTCTCCTGTTAATAAATTCGATATATTGCCAGAAACTAATGCATTGCCTCTTGCAATTGGAGATGGTGATGAGATAGTAAAGTTGGCAACCTTTGCTGATAGGCTTTTAAGCTTTAAGAAGCGTACTTTATATATTATAAATATAGGCGGGGGTGCATTATCAGCATTTATTGAATCTGAACATGCCAATATGGGTGTAGAAAATCCATGTCAAGTATGTGATACTGAATACGGGGTAGCATGGGTAAATAAGTTTGGAGTATTTCTTTATGATGGGCAGAAGATAAATGAACTTACAAGAGGTAAATTGCAAGTATCAAATAGTACTAGAGGGCTTGGATTGAATATCGTAGAATCTTTGTCTCCTCTTATTGGGTATCATTCATTAAATAAGTGGATTGTGGTACATGTTTCATCAGAAATATCTGGAGATTATGAGGATGAAGCATGGATATTTGATTTTAAAAATGGATCTTGGACATGGAGTCAGGAATTTACTGCAAATGCTGAGTATAAAACTAATATGGTAAATACTAACGATAATGAATTAATATTTGCTGCTGGCACTAATAGTACAGATACTCCTAATTTCTTTAAACTGCAGGGTACTGGAGTTAGCGATCCAGCTGAGGATAACTTATTCTTACTTACCAAAGATTTTACACTTAATGTGCCAAGTGCTAAGAAGAATTTGCATGGTGTGTATATTACCTATTCTGCAGGTGGTACTTCCCAGATAGAAGCAGATATTATATATAAACATTCAACTGGAGAAGACGTTATAGATTTAATAGAGTCTGGCGGAGGAACAACTTATTATACAGCAGCATTAGGATTTAAAACTACTAGTGGTGAGAAAACAACAATTCAGCTTGTTCCTTCGAGTGGAATTATAAAGAATGCAAATAGCTTTCAACTAAAACTCCATAATAGAGATGTTGCACATGATTCTAGTAATGCATTTAAGCTTTATAATATAACTTTTATCTATAGAGATAGGAGTCCACGCTAATGGGTCTTAGTCAAAGAGAAAGGGCATTAGGGCATCAGAAAGGTGGATTAGTTACTTTAGATGTTGGTACTCCAGGTGCAAGAGAAGGGTCAGATGGCGATATGACATTAAGAAAAGTAGCTAAAGGACTAGTATTATATATTAAAAAAGATAATAAATGGTATGATGTAAATAATCTAAATATAGGCATAGATTCATCTATAATAACTATAAAGTCAACTAGTGCAACTCCAGTGAATAATATAAATGTAGCAGGTATTAATACAATTTTTGTAGATACTGATGACTATGATTATGTTATAGGTGGATTTTCTGGCGGTATAAGAGGGCAGAAATTATATATTACAAAAATTCATGTTGACAATGCTTTAACTTTAGAGCATTTTGAACCAAGTAATAGTCAGGTAATACTTATACCTGATGTAGCTGATTTAACTTTTGAAGCTACAGATTATGGTGGGGCTACACTTATATGCGATGGCAGCAGGTGGTATTGTGCTGGAATAGCGCATCAATATAGTAATGATACATAGGGGATAATTATGGCAAGAGGGCGATATAAATTAAAAAGAGATCTTGCGGCAGAGCAGGGACAGATACAGAGTGCTGCTAAAAAGCGCGGTCTATGGGGCAGTATAGGAGGTACACTACTTGGCGGTCTTGCTATTGCAGTAACTGGAGGCGCTGCAAGTCCAGTTGTAGCTGGCCTTATGGCTGGTGGAGGTAAGTATATTGGAGGGCATTTAGGGAATCTGCTTGCTGGCAAGACTAAAGGAGGCAGACTCAAGGGAGGAAAGTTCTTCCAAGGAGAAAGAGAGGCTCTTGCAAGCCAGATTAAAGAGAATATAGGTGCTCAAGCTGCTAAAGCTGGTCTTACAGCTGGCATGGCGAAGCTACCTGGTGCTGCTTTGAAGTTTGGTAAGGAGGGCTTTTCAGCAACAGTTCAAAAGGCAAGTGGGCAGGTGGGTAAAGCAGAGGAAGCTGCATCTCTATATGCTCCAGGAGAAGGTGGTCTTGGTAAGCTTTTAGATTTCAGAGGTAGCTTTGTAGGTAAGGGATTAGGAAAGATGCAAGCTGCAAGAGCTACTAGAGAGACTGCAGATGCTGCTAGAGAATGGGAGGCTATTCAGGGAGGGATGGCACCTACATATGGTGGTTTTGATATTGATAAAGTGCTGCAACAAGGTAAGGCACAGCGAGTTAAAGATGCTGTAGAGATGGAAAGATCTGTTTCGGCATTTGATAGAACGCTTGCAGCGCCAAGGTCAACTGCAGCACATCATTTGCAAAATATAAAGAAAGTAGATCCATCTAAGCTTGCAGGGGCTTCTGAAGCTCAGGCAAAAGCTATATCGGAAGGTTTAGTACCTCCTGAGTATGGTCTTCCCAAGGGAGTAACTTGGGGAGAGACTGCTATTGATCCAGGTAGAAGTGATCTGTCGTATGCAATACCAGGCCAAAAAGGGGGCTTACCAGGACATCAGGGTGCGCTATCACAATATCCTCACTATGCTGGAGATGTCCCTGATTTAATGGATATGTATGAAGATGAGTTAAGTTTAGCCCGAGTAGAACGTATGGAGGCAGCTAAAAGTGCAGACCCCATACGTGGCATGCAACGGCTTAAAGGAGTAGAAGAACAAGATTATCTAATGGATATAGAAAGAGCAGATATGCCTACAGAGGCTATTCCAACAGATATGCCATTAGGTAAGGGATTGAATCCAATTGAAAGAAAGTATTATGATAGAGTCAATCAAATGGAAGGTGGAGGATATAGTACAAGTGTAAGGGGAGGATTGCCAGAAGAATATGGGCGTGGATATATTTCAAGAGAAACAGGAGATATAGTAAGACCTCCTGCCAGCCCTAATGTTCCTTTGCAAGACTATCCTATGGAGGGTTTAGAAGATTTTAATTTACCTACTACAATGAATGAGGTATCTGTAAGTGGGCAAGGTGGGCCAGGGTTCTCTGAATTTGATGAAGCATCCTGGAAAGAAGGACGTAAGACATTGAGCAATATTGATTTTGGACTGGCAGATGAACAAATACCGTGGCAGAAAAGATTTTTTCCTAAAAAGCGAGGGTTTGAATCTAGATGGTAACATTAAGGAGATTATAATATGGCATACGATAAATTAGCACAAAAAGGTAGATATGGTGATACAGAGATACGTAATGTTGCAGGTAGAAAGTCTCATGTAAATAGAAAAGAATCTAATCTTATAGATTTATATGGTATGCTAGGTGAACGCTTAGTTCGAGATGCAGGGGCGGGTACTATAAATCCAAAGACTGGACTTCCTGAGTATCATGGAAGTAAAAGAAATTATTTCAAGCCTCCAGTTGGACATCCTGGGCATCATACTCAAGCAGAAATTAATGAAGAACGTCGAAAGAAAGCGGAGAGAAGAGCTTATGCAGATGCTCCAGATGAATTTGATAAGGATGCTTATGCAACAGCACTTGAGGAAGGTGAAGGAGAGCAATATTTATTAGACATTGGAATCCCTCAAAATAAGATAGAATATTTTGAAGCTAATGTAGATGTAAAGGGTGAACTAGATCTAGCACAGGAAGCAAAGACTCTTTCAGGAGAAGCCGCTACTCTTACGGAAGCAGGAGCTACTCTTGCAGAGGGTCAAGCTGAGGCACAATATGGAACTGAAGGAGAAGCGTATACAGGTGCTCAGGCAGCCTTTGATATAGGTAGTAAGGGTCTGGCGGAAGGAAGGCGTGGTGCTGCGGCTCGATATGGATTAGGAATGGAACAGGCTGGGCTCCAAGCAGGAAGATCTTTATCTAGTGTTTATGCTCAGACATCTGCGCAACAGGAGAAAGCAGGATTTGGGCCTGGAGGAGCAGTAGCAGCTGCTGGTAAACGTGCACAGAAAGGCGTCTTTCAGGATTATACAACACAGCAGAAACAATTGGCAGAAGCTCAGACTTCAGCTATGACTGGGTTTGATATTCAGGCAGAGGGATTAGCAGAGTCTCTAAGATCTTCAAAGGCAAGTGCTGATATTTCTTATACTGGTGCTATGGGGCAAGCTGATTTAACAAGACAAGGTGCTGGTTTGGATAGAGACCAAGCAGACCTCACTTATAAACAGAAGAAGTTTAGTGTAGGGCAACGAGCAGCAGATGAATGGTGGGAAACCTATGAAGCCACGAATGTATAGCATTAATCAAAGTACTTAAGGAGATGTAATATGGCAACTTTTCAAACGCCAAGAATAGTAGTAGAACAAAGTCCATGGCAGACTTTCTTTGAGGAACTGCCAGGTATGTTTGCTACATATCAGAAGACTAAACTGCATGCAGAAGAGGCTGAAAGAGCTAGGCAATTTGCAAGAGATAGTCAGTATATTAAGCATGAGATGGATAAAGACCTTATGTACGAAAAGGCAATTATAGGATTACAGGAAATAGCTATAAACAAAGGTGTTACCATAGATATAGATCTAGGTAAGAATGAAGTTAGCTCTCCTGCTACCCATACTCGTGGTGGTGACAAAATGAATAAGATTGTACAGGAGAATATGATACAAGCTCCTGTCCATAATGCTGAATATAGACGTTCAATTGCCTTAGATAATTTAAATTTAATCACCCAGGGTCAAAATGATGCTTTAATCTTAGATATAAATTATGATGGTAAAATTGATACAGCAGAAATAGGTACTTTTCAAAACAGTCCTGAAGGGCAACAACTTCTTAAGTCACTTGATCTTACTGAATTTCCTGAGCCTTATTTAAGAGGGGCAAGGGCATATTTAGAGCAACCAAAGGTTAAGCAGAGTAGGAAAGCCTTATTTGATCTTACTAATATGCTAGGAGCGCATGTTAAAGATACTGATCCTGATGCTCCAGGACTTCAATTTGATCCTTCAGATCCAAGGGCAATTGAGATAGAAAATACATTAAATGCGATTCAATTACAACAAATTCCTGCAGCTACCGCAGCACTTCAAAAGGTTGTTGGAGCTGAAGATCCTTATGCAAGGCAGAAATATACTCCTCTTGAGCAAACTCTACTTGAAAAAGAAGGAATGATAGTAGGAGAGGACCCTCGCATGGGAGCTATAGTTAAGCGCTCTAGGGAAGATATAATGGCTTCAGAAGAATTTCTTAATTTAACAAAGCAGAGGCAGGCAGCGCTTGATTCACTTAGTACTATACAGGATATTGACCCTAGGGGGCCAGATTATGTGCCTACAGGTCCAGAAGATGTCTCTCCCGAGCAGTTAGAGCAAGCAGATATAGTAGGCCAAACCGAAGAACAACTAGAGGCTATGTTAGCTGATACTGATGTCAGTAGGCAAGAAGCAGCTGAAACTATTATTAGACAAAAGAACATAGCTCAGACCCGTAAAGATGCCAAAGATGACCTTAAGCTAATGGATGCTGGGGAAGAAAGGGAACAAGAGAACTTTGATGCAGCACAAGACCAGCGATACAGAGGTCTTCGCTCCTTTTATGAATCTGGTCCTCTATATGCAAGAAAGACAACTAGTGGTAAATTTCCAGAGAATACTCCTAAATGGGTGAAAAAGATCTATAATGAAAGCAAGGTTCTTTATTCGTTACTTTCTGGTAAAACATTTCCTGGGGTAGGAGGAAAGCATGAAAGTGACGATGCAATGAAGATTATGCAACAAGATATACAAAAGTATATAACAGAAATTATGACTAAAAGTGGCTATGATCCACATGCAGATCTTGAGAGGGTTTATAATGCAGGAGAGACTGTGGATCTGAAAGCTAGAAATGTTTTAAAATCTCCTAAATTCCAACAAGCTGTAGATCCTAGAGGTGATGGTACTTATGATACAAAAAAGGCTGCGATAAACTTGGATAAACTGTTTAATTTGCATGGAAAATCTCAGTTAAGATGGGTACCTGGAATTGACCCTGATAAGCGTACAATGGCGCAAGGAGAGGCAATAGCACATCTGTATAATGTATGGTTTGGCCTTGAGCAAGAACTGATTAGAAGAAAAGGTTATTCTCTTGAAAGGCAGGATAAGCAGAGAGATTACGAGAAAGTAATCCAAGGATTATAAATGACCTACCAAGAATTAGCTGCCTACCTTAGGTCAGAGTATTCCCCTACCTATGGGGGTGAAGAATGGCGTGACGATATACTTCTTGTAGAAGATTACATGACAGTTCGTCCTGACGCCATGGACTGGGATGTAGACATTTCCAATTTTAATGAACTTCAAGGGCTTACTGAAGAAGGAGCCCCTCTCCCTGTTGCAGGTTATGGAAAGCAATTAAAATTTGGTTTTACTAATATAGGCCTTCTTTTACCTCAGATGGTGCAAGCTGAGCAGGCAGAAGAATTGATGAAGGGTGTTGAGGGTGAGACTACTACTGCTGAAGATATTGGTGTCCTTCCAGGCGTACTTTCTCCTTGGGAGGCAGCTCCCGAAGACAGAGAAGAGAGTTGGGGTGAGTGGTATATGCGTTCTATGGCTAACCTTGCAGGTGCTGCCAGGGGCGCTTTAGGTGCTCCAATAGATAAAGTAATGGCTATGAGAAGGCTTATGCTCCAACAGACTGGTAGAATAAGCCCTGAGATAGCTGAAGGAGCGCTTAGAGGCGCAGAAGACTATAGAAGATGGAAAAACGAATGGACGAATGAATGGATAGATTCTGATCCAGAGCTACAAGGGCTCTTATTGTGGAATAAAGAGCATCCTGTTGGCTTTAAAGAACTTATTGAGGGCAATGCTGGTGATGTTGTTATGAGGGGTTTGATTCAAGCTGCCCCTTCTCTTGGTGCTTTTATGGCAGCAAACTATATTGCTGGTCCACAGGCAGCTATGGGTGTTGCTTTTGCTCTTGGTAAGGCTGCGTCATATGATGAAACAATGTCAGCATTGGTTGATGAGATGGGCATTCCGCCAGAAGAAGCAATAGGATATGCCAATGATATGAGTACTATAGTTGGTGCAGGTGAAATGATACTGGAATCTATTGGAGGCTTTGGAATATCCAAGGCATTAGGCAGGGATAAGGTAGCAAAAAAACTATATGACACTGCAGGTAGGAGATGGTTAATTAATAAGATAGCTAATCCTGCTATTAGGAAAAAACTACAAAGTGAAACTGCCTACACTTTGGTAGATGTTATGAAGAGTGGTGGTAAAGAATATTTAACTGAAGCCTTCCAAGAGATGAATTCATTCCTGGGAGTTGAAGCTGCCAAACAAGGCTATGGAGATGGTGCTCCTGAAAATGCCTTAGCTGATATTACTAAGCAGTATGGTGATTTCTTATCCAGTCGCGCAAGACAAAAAGAAGTATGGAAAGAAGCTGAGGCTGGGACAGCAGGATTTGTTGGATTTATTGCTGGTGTTAGTGTATCTGCTACAGGCTTAGGCCCTTCAGCCTGGGATGATTATCAATACTGGAAACAGCAGAAAGCAAAAAGAGCAAGAGAGGACTTCTTTAAACCTGTACGTGAAGCTGAAGAGAAAAGAAGATTTGACGAAGAAGTTGAAGAGGCAGAGTTTGAAGATGCTGGCGTTCCAATACCAATAGAGAAACAATTAGGTCCTGGTCGGAGGCATATAGATTTTATTGAAGATGATGCTTTAATGCTTAATCTTATTACTGGTGGGCTAGAGTCTATCCCTGAGGATCAAAAGGAAAGAGCAATATATCTACGTAAGGTCTACGGCCTATCTAATAACAGAAAAGCATTAGAGAAGATTAATGATATACTTAACAGGAGAGCTGATGTAGTAGAGAAGGCTGGTTTAACTCCTGCAGGAATCAAAGAAGGTATCATTGCACAATTCCCCTCAGATAATAAAGATCTTAACAAGATAATCAGTTCAGTAAATGAACGGGTAGATAAGTATGAAGCAGGAGAGATTACACCTACTGGAGAAGAAGTCTCTAAGCCAAAGGAAGGCTTACCTCTTGATGTTTTAGATCGACTAGAAGGAGTAGATGTTCCCGAAGGGCCTCCAGATGTAACAGATGTAGTCTCAGACCTTTTTGAACAGCGTGATATTGAACCCTATGTTGAGGAAGAAGTAACTGACCCAGATCAGATTATATCCCCCGAAGAGGATGTTGTCATTGATGTTGCTGAACCAACTGGGTTTGAAGAGCCAAGTGAGGAAGTTTTAAAATTTGCTGCAGAAGGAGAAGAGTATAGGGGAGATAATATAGTTCAAACGCCTACCATACCAGCAGATGAACAGCTTACTCCAGCTAAACCTATAGTAGAAGTACCTGAAACTGGAGAGATTACTGTTTATAGGGATGAGAAGAAATCTACTATTAAAATAGAGAAAGTCACTAATGATGTTGCTGCAGCTATTCAGAAAGATGAATCAGTTAAGGAAGTAGATGCTCTTATCGTTGAGGGAGATCAAGCTGGACTTATAAGACAGATGCAACAAATGAATGTTCCTGGTGCAGATAAAATACCATTAACTAAGGATGGCAAGGTAGATTATACTGAAGCTGACCCATTTATTCAGGAATTCTTTAAGGATGACTTTAAATATATTCGATATAATAACAAACAGCTTGAGCAAAAGGGTGTAGAGTTCCATGACCTTGAGACTGGAGAGCATGTTACTACTAGTCCTATACTGGCAAAGATTTATGCTGGTCAGCGTAAAGCAAGGGATCTAAAGAAGAAAGTTCCAGTTGAAGAAAAACCTGCAGATATAGCTCCATTTATTTTTAAAGATAATATTATTAAGGGTGATGAGATTCTTGGATACGATCCTGAGGTAGGAAGGTTTATCAAGGGTGACGAGGTGCGTTCTAAGGAAGATTATCTTGCAGAACAAGAGCCAGCTGAAGCTGCTTCTTATGACAAAGAAGGGGAAGAAGCTATTGTAGGGCATACAGTCTTTGCTGATAATGCAATAAAATATGATAATTTGGTTAAAGTTAGATATGAGCCTAAGAATGATAGATTATGGATTAGAACTCTAGATGGTGCAGGACGGAATATTGCAGGATATACTGAGATTCAAAGGCTTGCTGATCCAATGCGTAGGTTTGAATCTAAGGATGACTTAAAAGCAGAGATATTTAATCGTTATTATGAGGTTGTAGAAAAATTGTTAAACTCTGGCTACATAACCACAGAAACTAAGCTGAATTTAAGTGGGTTAAAATTAAAGAAGGATATTAATAAGGTTAGCGATTTAATACCTGAAAAAGCTCCAGCAGTAAGGCCTGTCGATCCTAGCGATATAGATGAGGGCATTGAGGTCACAGGTATTGATCTTAGTAAGTTCCAGAAGAAAGATAAGAAAAAAGAAGAGGCATTTTTAGAAGAGACATCTGCCCCTGAGGAATCCCAGATAGTGAATGTTCCCAGGCCTAATCTAACTATTTTAAGTGCAAGGACAGAGCAGCTACAGTATACGGGTGACCAAACAAAGAGCCTTACATATGTATCTTCTATTACAACTCAGGCTATAGAGGTCGGGAGAGAACGTGGGAGGCTTGGAATTATTTCTGGATATGCTGGTACTGGCAAGACTACAATTATAGAAAATATTGCAAAGGATATTAAGAAAACTTCTGGTAAAAATGTCTTCATTACTGCTCCTACTAATAAGGCAGTCTTAAGGCTTCGTGAGGTAGTTGACCCAAATGATGAAGGATTTGCTACTTTCGCTACTGTACATAGTGCAATATATGGTGAGCCAGATGAAATTACTGGAAAATTTACACCCAAAACAACAATAACAGGAAATGATGTTGTAATTATTGATGAAGCGTCTATGATACCAAGTGGTATGTGGGAAGATTTGGAGCAGTATGTAGTCAATAGAGGTGCAGACCTTATCCTTCTTGGTGATGGTTTTCAACTACCTCCTGTGCTTTCAAAAGGAGAGAATGACCCTCAGCTTCTTACCCGTGCAGGTGTTGAAATGAAAGAGGTTAGGCGACAAGAATTAGAGAGTAATATTTTATCTTATGCTACATTTTTAAGAAAGGTTGGGCTAGGAGAAGTTCCTGCACTCGACCCAACAACCATCGTAATACCTGATGGTTCGGAAGGCGATGTTAGAGTTAGCCATGACTCTATTAATATGTTTTTGAGTTCGCTTAGAGAGAATCCAAATCAAGATATTATATATATTACTGCAACTAATAAGTGGAGAGAGCGAGTTAATGATAAAGCCAGGGTTGCAATTTATGGAGGAAAAGCAGGCAAAGAACCTTTACTCCCTAACGAAAAAGTTATATTTATTGCCAATGGTAGGCACTCTAAGAATGGAGAAGTTGCAATTATTGCTACCAATGAAGGGCTACGTAAAATTGATTTTATAGCTTTCAACCCCAAGACAAGGGAAGATGAAGAAATAAGAGGTTATGTATTTGAATCAAAGGATGTAGGGGGAAGAACACTTTTAGTTCCTAAGTGGGAAAACCCTAACCTATACCATCAGCAGGTAAAAAAAGCTCCTAGTGATTTAATGGAAACTACTAAAAAAGGTAAACGAATACTAGCTAGAGATGTAAATGTAGCTACTTATGGTTACGCTATCACTGCACATAAGTCACAAGGTAGCCAATGGGATACAGTATATGTGGATCAGAATTTTGTTTTTGGTGATAATCCTAATAGATGGTTATATACTGCCGCAACAAGAGCGCAAAAGAATTTAGTTATTCAACAGGATGGAGACAAACAGAACTTGTCCTGGAATGGTATACATTCTATATCTAAAGGACCACAACCTAAGCGTCCACCAGGCTTTCCTCAAGATGGAGAGATAGATGAGCGCTTACAAACTATTGCATTAGGTGATAAGATAGAGGATAACTATGAAGCTTTCTTGGCTATTGAAAGTAGGCTTCGTAGGCACCATCCTTATGTTAATGTGCAGAAGCTAAACCAAGTGTTTACTCAGCATGGAGAAGAGGTTGCTGGTAAGGCTATAGGTACAGGTATCCAGATTAGCATGACTCAGGGCAACATTGGAATTATGGCTCATGAGTATGCAGAAGTATATGTAGACCTCCTGGAGGGTGACAAATTTGTAAATGATGCATTAAATCGTCTCAAACAGAAAGACAGGAAGCAGGCAAAGCATCTACTTGCTAGCCATATTGATCAGTATTATACTGGTAAAATGAAAGACAAAGGACTCCTGTCTCGCATGAAATTATTCCTTAAAAGATTTCTTACAACGCTCAAATCGCTCTTTAGGACGCTTGAAGACCAAGAGCTGTATGATTTGATAGCTAACAAGTTTTTCGCGGGTGTGGGGGCCAGGAGGGCCCAGAAACGGGCAACTGCTGAAGAAGCAGGTCCCAAAGAAGAGGCTTTACAGCCTTTAAATACTAAATTAGGGGAATCCAGGCTTGCAATGTTCTTTGATGAGATGTGGTTTAGGGTTAAAGCTGCTGGAAAAATGGAAGCAAGGACAGTTGAGTTCAAGTCTGTGCTGCCTGATATCAGGGAGTTTATTCAGACTGTTCAGGGATCTATACCACAGGTATATCAAAATGCACTTAAACTCTGGGCTCAGGATAGATTCCCAAGAGAAGGTAAGGCATACTATGAACATACTCGCAGGTCTAACTATCATTATACTCCTGGTGTGGATGAGATAGCCTTCTTAGACTATGGATACATCCAGAGGATGATAGAGGATGATCAGTTCGCAGATATTAATGAAGGCATGGGTAAAGTTAATATGGGAGAGCTTGATATTGATCTCTCAGGAGCTGATGTAAAGCTTGAAAGTGTAGTGCTAAGGGATCTTGGGGTAACGCTTACAACCAAAGAGAATAATGCATTATTTCATAAGACAAGAGATGCAGAAAGTTTTACTGAGTTTTTAGGGTACTTTAAAAATAATATTAAACCTATTTTGAGAGGAGGTGATCACACACAACTCTTACGATACTATCTTGCAAGGAGATCTACTGTTGCAGTTAACAGAGAGGACAGAGCTGGTAACGAACGTGACAATTTGGTGATTGATCTCAACAAGAAGAATCCATCAGTACAATATGCAGGGCCATTGGATATTGCTAGAAGGGATAAAAAGAATAAGAAATGGGACAAGATTAATCTCTTAGAGCATATTACAGGGCAGAGGCTGATATGGGCTACTGGAAATAATACCTTTAAGCAGTCCAATGGTGTCTGGGATGAGACATATGGCTTCTTAACTGCTGAGGATCTAGTAATGCTTGAACCTTCATTTAATAAGCTTAAGATAGTTCCAGTATTTACGAGGGGAGAGAAGGCTAACTTAGGTTTTGTAGAATGGAATAAAGATCATGAGGTAAAGGCTGCAAATGCAAGAAAGTATTGGCAAAAACAATTTGGAGAAGGAAAGATTACTGAGAAGCAGATGCTTAATTTCCTGGGAGCTAATAGAGATCCTGCTGACATCACTTATGAGTTCCTTGCGGGAGAGATAGCTCGCTTTGAAGCGTATGAAAATATGTTCCCAGGGCTCTTAAAGACAGGTGATGGAGCTAAGATGCTTAAGCGTGCCAAGATCCCTACTGTGGGAGTCTCTATATCAGATGAGATACCTGACCAATCATTAGAGATATTTGATCCAACCAATGTTTCATTTGTCTCCTCCAATGGACATGTACAGCCAGCTATGGTGCAGATACCAGGACATGAAGGACTGAGGTACATCTTTGATGGAGGTACTCCTACTAGTCATGATGCATTCAATGATTTTAGGGTGTTTATGGGACTGCAGCAAGGAGCAAAGCACTTCAAGACAGTTGTATATAATAATGATGCTACTGACTTGATAGCAATGAAGCATCAGCATTTTGAAATGGAATCTGGGCTAGAAGCATGGGAGAATCATGGTAAGCCTAATGCAAAACTATTATGGAAGGTGGATGAGAATAGGAATATAATTAATGCTGAAGGTGAACAGATAAGCTTTATGAATACTGGAGATGAGTCCAAGATAGCATCATCTAATAAGATGACCATTCCTGGGAATGCAATTGGATCAGTTAAGTATGGCAATACACATACTACTGGGAAGCATCCATTACAAGTATATAATTATAGAAGGGAAGATGCTGTAAAAGAAGCATTCAAAAAGCACTATCTACCACAGATTGATTCACGTATTAAAAATGAGATATCTGGTATTTTGTTTGGAAGTAAGGACAAGACTAATTGGGAGCATGTACTTGAGCTAGTAGAGAAACTGGATGGGTCCTATCCTGACTTTGCAACCCATAGTCTTACTGAGAAAGCCAGCCTTGAAGCAGATACGCATGCAGATATGACTACCATACTTAAGATCTTAGTTCAAAGCAAGATTATAGGGCCTGCTGTGCAGCTTGACAAAGTGAAGGGTAGTATCTTAGAGTTTAGACCCAGTCTTGATGGTACTGTGCAAGAAGGACAAATGAGTGTACCATATAAAAATGTGAAGAATACTATTATTAAGGATTATACTACTGCTACAGGAGATAAGAAGGCTGAGATTGCAGATGTTAATGAATGGCTTAGCAATAATGAGAACCATATGTATAGTTATAGATCTCCTATACCATACGGAGGTGGTGCTCATATGATGCGGGTTATATCTGTACATAATGATAATGATATTGTTCAGTTGCATCCTAATGATCTTTTTGGTAGATATGAAGGTGATAATGATGGTGATACTTTACACATAGAGCAAGTGCCAAAGGATATTGTAGGCACTTATCTTAATGTACAGGAAGACCTGACTACTATTGATATGAATAAGTATGCAAAGAAAGAGCTTGTAGATATATCAGATAGGGGTGCATTATATGATCTCATTGGTGAAATGACCTTTGGAGGCAGGGCTACAGGAGAGATTGCTAATATACAAAATGTATATGGACAGCTTCAGGATACTTTTTATAAAGCATTGCTAGATGGTGAAACAATAGTTCTTCGTGGCCCTAAAGAATCTTCTAGCTTTGAGGGATTTGAGAAAGAAAATATGGAGACTGCTCTTAGATATTATCTACAGGCTGCGCTTGACAATGCTGAGTTTTTGATCCTGAAAAAGATGGATTATAATCGTCCTAAGTTGATGAAAGGATTGTTTAAAAAGAGCACAGGAGAAGAGATAACTGACGAGCAGTACGAAGCATTAAAGCCTCTTTTAAATGAGATGCTTGAAGCTCCAAGGCTTAGAAATGGTCGAGATAAAGAAGGTCCTTATACTATGGAAAAAACAATGCGTAAGAGTGCATTTATACATGCATTTTCTCATGCAAGAACAGAATATTTTATGCAACTATATGAAGAAGCTGTGGAAGATAGTAGAAATAGAGGTACTGGCGAAATAGAAGGTATAGCTAAGTTTGAAGGGATATACTTCTTTGAAGGGCAGACTGTTGTTGAGGAGATAGCTAGTAGGCCTTTCGTAGTGTACAATCAGATGAAGAAAGAGAACCCTGAATACTTTCAACATATAAAAGAGAATACTTTCATAGAGAAGACATACAATAGGCATTCTGCATTGCATCAAGCAACAATGAATGTACTAATAAAAGCTAAGCCATTACAGGATGTATTTTTTAAGGAGGCAGAGGAAGCTGGTCTTAATATTAAAGAAGAGCTAAGGAAAGGAAAAGAGTATGAGGAAGCAATGGGGAATGCATACTTTGGTACCGAAACTACACAGGGCTTGATAGGTAAGTTAAAAACATTAGGTCCCCAGGTATGGGATAAAAGTGAAGAAGGTATTAGATTTACTGAAGACTGGGTAGATCAGTTTAATGCATTATCTAACATTGCTAAGATAGAAGCTACCTTTAGATTCCTTGAACGTCATGCTGTTGCTTCAAAGTTACCTCCGTATGGGGATAAGTCAAAAGTTATGGGACTTTTGCATGCAGGTATAATGAAAAACTATAATAAAATCTATAATAAATATGAATTAATACCACAGCTAGATGTAACTTATGGTAAAGAAGGTAAAGTTAAAATACAAAAATATCCTGGTGAATTAGCTAAAGCTTATGATGAGAGGGCTTCCGCTAAGCACAGAAGTAAGTTTAAGGGAATATTTAACTTCAGGAAGAAAAATTGTCCATAATAAAAAATAACGAAAAAGTTTTTCCATATATAGTACCTTTTCAACTTTTTTTAGAAAAGTCGCCCCTCCCAGCGTGCAAAATTTTGAAACCTAATCTATGGAGTTTATAAGATGAGCCAATGCGATAGAACCGAAGAGGCAATGAATGAGGTACTGGAGTCTATAGATTCCAACCAACGGTCCATAGATAAGCGTATGGACGAAAATATATCTCCTAGCAGTCCAGATACCAAAAAAAGACGTAGTGCTTGGAAGAAATTCAGAGATAGACTTAATAATGAAGAATATGGTACTAATCCTAGTGAAAAACTTTTAAATAAGAAGTTTTTAGAGCTATATAAGGGCAAAAATGGAGAACAGGCACTACTTGCTGGCAAAATAGAAGAATTACTGGCACAGAGCGATATAAGGTCTTTTGTATTTCTTGATTTCCTTAAAAAAGACATGTTAGCCCATGATGTATGGGAAATGATTACAATTGACTCTAAAGGACGTCCTGTATTGGAATCTCTTCCCTGGAAATATTTAAATAGCTTATATCATAGGATGTGGAACTTTGGGCAGGAAACTGATTGGGATTCGCAAAGAATGAGACGAGTCAATATTTCTTTTGGAAGGCCTTTTAATCTTAAATGGAAGGATTCCTCTGGTGGGTATGCTATCATGGAGAATGCTGTTGCTCAATATGCAGGCAATATACATAGAAATACTAATCAGTTCTTGAACTCTAATGGTCAAAGATTTACTAAAAATGGTGATCCTTATGGAATGAATGATGTCTATCAGTGGGCAGGGGAGATAGCTGAGCTTCTTGATGAAGGTATTAGGCAGGGAGAAGTAGATAAAAAGGGTAGCTTGGGCAATGTGCAGTCGCATTTTGTTAAGTTTATGACCATGTATCTTAATGGGTGGATATCTCTAGATCATACTACTGGTGAATTTTCAATTGCTACTAGGTACCGCTCTCTTGGTGATACTTTTAAGCGAGCAGTAACCTATAAAGGACAGCTTGGGCAAATTGTCAACCAATCAGAGGGAAGATTATTTGATCTTAAGCTGGAAAGTGGAGCATTGTTTAAAAATGTTAATGAACAAGACTTCAGTTACAGGGGTGGTAAGGATTATGTATTTGGGTGGACGGATTTAATTACCCTTGAAAGTTATAATGAAGCTAAGCATGGTGAGGCATTTTTCGAGAAGAAAGAATTTAATATGCCATTACCTGTTAAAGATTTTCTTGAGGACCATATTGATATGACTCCTGCAATGACTAAAAGAATGAATGAACTGTTTGTTATGGTTAAAGGTTCTTATAATGAGCAAGGGAAACCTTCTTTTCGTGGTATCCACCAAGAAGTATATACTTGGTTCAATGGACTAAGGGATGAGAATGGCAATTTTGTCCAAAAGAATGGTAGAGAAGTTTATGTTGGAGTTATGGAGGAATCTAAAAGAAAAATTAATGATGCTGTGCTTAAATGGTTTGTTGATGAAAATGGTAAACCATATGATAAAAGGCTTGTTGAGCAGGGTTTACGTGCATTATGGGATGAAAATTATGTTCGAGGACCAGATGTCCCTGATCATCTTATGGAGATAGTAGATGAACTTAGTATTTTTACTGAATTTGTTTTATTTCAAAGTTTATTTTGGGATACGCAGCAAATGCAACATAAAGATTCATTTCCTATACAGTACCACTTAAAAAAGCTCCCTTTCCAATTTGATAAGCTGGAAAATAGACTAAAACAGGAATTAGATAGAGTTCAAAGAGAAAAATCTAAAGCTGATGTAAATAAAAGAAGTTTTGATCTCCCAATAGAGACAATTGAAGGTGCTTTAGAGCATGCAGCATGGGCTAAAGGCAGGTTTAATATGCTGGATGAAGATACAATAACTGATACTAAGATTGTCGGCAGAAAAGACTCTGTGCATGCAAAGCATATCACTAATGCTTTTGATCCTATGGAAATGCGTACAGATAGAGATCTTTATGGAGCTGGATATTTAACAAATCTGGCTAAAACTGTTGAAAGAAATAATTTAATTGCTGCCCTTATGGATTCAATGCGTATAGTAAAAACAGGTAAGTTTGTTAATCCAGAAGCAGTAGAACAAGCTATTATGTCTCTTTATCATGGTACTATTGGGCATCCTGAAACAAGGGGAATGGTTGCAGGTATTGATTTTTCTCCAAATGCAATATCACAACAACTTGAGAAATTAAATATAAATATTCCTAGTTCTGTAATAGAAACAAATTTTAAGACATTAAACAGATATTTTACTTTTATATTGCTTAATAAGTTTGGTACAGCAGCAGGCAATTCATCCCAAGCTGTTGAAAAAGGTATGATATTTGGTTTTCAGTTATTAACAGAAATGCAAGATTACTATGAGAGATATAAAAATGATCCTGGATTACAAGCATTATTACAAAAAGCTGATGTAGCAGCATTTACTGATTATTTTAGTAAAAACATGGTTGGCGAAATGCGTGCCCTTGAGGAGTCAAGGATACAAGTAGTTCCTGCACTTGCCGCTATGATAAAGTATAAGAAAGATGTTGAAGCTGGCAAGAATGAAGACGCTGCATTTAAGATAATGAAAAGAGAAGTTGCTTTATTTATGAGGACTGAAATAGCTAAAGGCGACGTTCCTACCCTAGTAGAGCTTACCCAGCGTAAGAAAGCAATGAATAGGAATACTAGGCTAGAACGTGTAAATAAGATGGCTAACTGGGCTATTACACAGGAATATGACCCAGCCCCTCCAATGCCAGGAAGTAGATTTGTTAAGTTAAAAGCAAAATTTGGTCAAGCATTAAGATATATATCTCAACATAAGCGAGATATGGCTGGGCTCCCTACAATGGCAATTACTGAAGCAGCTACAAGATCTCTCAGCTGGATCATAGGAGCCGAACTACATAGGCGAATGGTGAGATATGAAGTTCCTTTGCATAAACTTGAACCTGAGATTGATTTTTTACAGAAAGAACTTATTAAAAATAAAGCTTTAGACTCTAAGGGCAGAAAAGCTATTAAAGAAAAGCTAAAAATGCTAAGAAAGCAACGTTCAGAATTTCTTTTAGTAGGCAAATGGGCAACCAGAGCTTTAGATTTTGACCTTGAGAAAGCTTTATATCCAGAATCAGGAAGAGTATCAAGCAGTAAATTCTTTGGTTTATTTGGTGATTTTGGTAAACAAAGGATGGAAGAGGAAGGCGAAAAGGCAAAAAATGCTTATAGAGCCAATATACCTATTGGAGAAGATCCAAGCAAATGGAATGTTTATGCATTTTTTAAAACAATGGGAGACTTAGGTAAAGGATTATTGCCTGAATACATATGGAAAGCAATACATGGAGGTAAATATGTTCCTAAGCATGTAAGACAGACTACAGATAAGGCATCTGCCACACTACAAAGATTGGGTAATATATGGGCTTTTACTGTGGCATATGATTTAATGGTGGGGTTTGGCATTGGAAGATTTTTCCTTGGAGGGGTAACACGTAAAGTTTTGCAGAAATTAGACAGATCCCATCAGCTTGGTAAGGCAAATTCTAACATAGCAAGTTTATTAATATCTTTACCAGTCTTGCTTGCAATTAGCCAATGGGGAGATGATGATGATGAAGTGGATAAAAATGAATTATGGGATTTTTTACTTTTTTCAGTGCCTATGGTTGGAGTAGGAGGAGCTATAGCTGCAAATGCTATAATGTGGCTTTGGGGTACAGTAGGTGGCAATCTACAAGAAGCTTGGGATGATTATGGTAAAAAGGTTGTTAGGACAATGTCTCCATCACAAGTATTTCCTATCATTGAAGAGACTGCAGAACCTGTAATTGAATATATAGAAGAAGAATTCTAAAGGGAGAGCTACCTTAGGCAAAAAAAAGGGGGGATAGCGCTAACTATCCCCCTCTCTCCTCTAACTGCTAATGAATGATGTGTTTCTTTGTCAAGATTTCCATAGTTTTCATTGCAGCTTTTCTAATGCAACTGGAAATATTTTTATCTAAGGCCTTCTCTCCAAGTCTTTCTATCTCGTTACGAAAATCTAGTTCTCGCTTCCAGACAAAGTCTCGTATATCTGTACCGAAGATATTTTTCACAGTTGTTCCTCCGTAGTTATCTTCATTGCATCGTTAATCGCAATATTTTTTAACCAGTCCTCAAAGCGAAGAATAATAAGAGTCTCTCCTCTATCTTGCTTACAAACTACAGCATCTACATGCTCTGTTGGTTGGAGGAAGGAAGCAATGCTCTTGCGGCATTTAGCCTGTATTCGGTAACTTTTGCCGACCAATACATCAACTTCCTCGTGCCAGCCAAGGCTGCGACCGTTAGAACCC